ATCGCCTTGACACGTTTAGGATTTGGGACATCCTCCGAACGCGACTTCTCAAAAGAGCGCTGCTTGCCTTCATCCCATTTAGGTAGCCAGCCCTCATAGAAGTGCATCGGATTCGCATCGAACTCGGCATCGATCCCCACCAGGGCACGCCGAAAATCGGGCAGATACTCACGAAGATCCGCTGTCGCTGGCGTTTGGGCAGTCCCATGTCTATGACATAGTGCATTGTGCGCATTACACGAGCACTTGCTCAAGACATAGGAATACCCAGTCGACCAGCCCATCAACCGCGAACCAACGACTTTCGCTGCCTCACATCCCCGCGACTTGTTAAGCACTTTGATGCGACAGTGGCTGCCCAACTTCTTCTCATCTCCATAGCCAAGGCAGACGGTAGAAGCATCCACCGAGTTGAGTTCAAACGCGCCGACTCCCATCGGCAACACGGCTGACTCAAGATCGATGCGGCCCTCACTATCCAGCACACAATGGTGCAAACAAGTCGCGGTCTTCCGGCGATACCCACACAAGTCCATCACCGCCAACACGAACGCTGCTGTGCTCCCAGCGTACAAAGGTGAACAGCCGACCCGACTAGACTTTTCGGCCTGAGTCTCCGCATTGACGAGTAGAGCCGTCAGACCCCCGCCTAAAATGGCCGCTACCACACTAAATATGATAACGATCCACAGGAACTTACGGAGCCTCAGCTTCAACACCCGCCTCCACGCGACCCAGTCGTTGCTTGTCACTGCCGAATCGACCCAAGCCCACGCTGCCCGAGCCACACTCATTCTCTCCTCGGTATCTCCTTCTCTTTGTCGATTCTCTACGTTTCGGCAAACGATAGAGATCCCGTCACCTAGAGCCTCAACGTCACGTGTACGGTTAGTGTGCTTGACCGCGTAAGCCGCCCGAACTGCTGCATCCCACAACGTAGTCGCTACGCCACGGGGGTTCTGGACGGCCCTAAGCCCGCACCACATATACCGACAACATTCGCCGAAACTCGAGATGACGGTCAGCAACAGAGTGACCGTCGCGAGCATCCAGCGCCGAAGCCGTTTTCGAAAGGATGATGCCACGGCAGAGGTCAAATCGAATGCGTCTGTTTGGACGCCTACGTCCACGCACTCGACTCCC